GACGCACCGAGCCCGCTGACGAGCGGCGCGTAGTGCACGAGCTTGTCGATCTGCCCGTTGACCTTCGACAGGTCCCACCCGTTGATCGCCGACCGTGCCCGGTCCAGCGCAGGCGTGATCCGGTTCAGCCCCGGGCCGAGACGCACGAGCATGATGTCGACGAACGGCTTCGCCTTCTGCTCGAGCGCGCGCAGCAGGTCCGCGACCTTGTTCGCCCACTCGACCGCCCGGCCGCCGCCCTTCGGGTCGACGAACGGCGCCGCCAGGACGCTGCCGATGTCACGCCACGCACCCTTGATGCGGTCCGTGGCACCGTCCATCTGCTGCTTGATCGCCGCGGTCGCACCACCGAACCGGTCCATCAGCCCGGTCACGAGCGGGTCCCACACCTTCGCGACGGGGATACCCCCGGGCTTCGACGCGAGCTCGCGGATCTGCGCACCGGTCTTGCCCATCGCCTCGCCGACGATCCCGGCCGCGTCGATGCCGTACTGGCCGAGCTGGTTCAGGGTCTCCCCGGTGAGCTTGCCCTGCCCCTGCATCTGCGCGAGCGCGTAGGTGACCTGTGCGACCTGGTCGTTCGACCCGCCGACCGCGGCGACCGCGTTCTGGATCGCGTCGAGCGCGGGGATGACCTTCTTCGCCTCCACACCGAACCCGAGCAGCTGCTGCTGCGCGGTGATGAAGACCTGCTTCGCGAACGGGGACGTCTTGGCGAACGCGTCGAGCTTGTCCATCTGCGCGTTCGCCTTCTCGGCGCCGCCGAGCAGCGTGGACAGCGCGGCACGGGACGACTGCTGCAGACGGTTGTAGTCGTAGCCGACCTTCCCGACCGCGATCCCCAGCCCGCCGAGGGTCGTGACCGCCGTCGAGAACGCACCTGCGACAGCCCTCGCGGTCGTCCCGGCCGCCGACGCCAGACCCGACAGCTTCTGCCCCGACGTCGACATGCCACGGTCGAAGCCGCTGCTGTCGAGCGTCAGGAACGCGGTCAGCTCGCCGACCTTCAGTCCCATGCGGTCACCCCTCTCGCGGCAGCGGACCGGTCAGGTCCCGGGACAGTGCCGACTCCGGCACGGTGAGCAGCCCGAGGATCCGGGCACGCAGCCACGGCCACGGCCGGGCACGGGTCGTCGGGTCTCCCAGGTCGACCCCGTAGAAGCGGTGCAGGTCGATCTCGATCAGGTGCCAGCGGTCGAGGAGCTGTCGCCACGAGACACGGCGTCCTTGCTGCTCGCGCGCGGGCCGGTGTTTCGGGCGGAGCGCGGGCGGGACTCGCCGGTACGCGGGGTAGATGCCGTTCGCGTCGGGCGTTCCGATGCCGTACTGGGCCCACTCGACGGGGCCTGCGGTTCCCCCGAGGCACCACCACCGGCACCGTGCAGCGCGTCGAACAGGTCATCCGCGGCGGCCTCACCGAGGACGTGCAGGTACAGGGCGTACTGGGCGGCCCGCTCGACGTGCGGTGCAGGGACACGCGCGGCGATCATCGCCTCGTACGTGTCATCGCCGAGCGCGAGACGCTGCAGCCCCTCGGGCCCGTTGATGCCGTCGAGCAGCTCGAGCACCTCGGGGCTCGGCTGCTCTGAGGCCCCCGCCATGAGCTGCATGCCCGACGCGACGATCGCGGCGAGCTTCAGCCCCGATGCCTGGTCGGGTGGGGTCAGCGTGAACGTCCCCCACTGGCCGAGGGTGATCGTGTGGTCGGGGGCGAGGTAGGCGGTCAGGTCCTTCATCGGTGATCCTCCTGGTGCGAGAGGACCGTGCGGGGGCAGGTGCACCTACCCGCCCCCGCACGGGGTCAGGGAACGGGTCAGGCGCCGCGCGAGTACGGGAACGCGGTCGACGTCCCGGCGGGGCTGGTGACGACGATGTCGGCCTGCCGGGGTGCGTCCTCGTCGGCGGGCACCACCAGGACGATCACCGAGTCGCCGATGACGGTCAGGTCGTCGACGTCGACACCGCCGAGGGTGACGCCCGTCGCGGCCGCGAACCCGGAGCCGCGGACGGTGACCTGCTCGCCCTCGGCGGCACCCGACGGCAGGGCGCTCGTGACGACCGGGGCCGCGGTACCGGGCGTGCCGGGGTTCGCGATGACCTGGACGGGGCCGGCGGACGTCGCGGTGATCGCCCATCCACCGGTCTCGGCGTTGCCGGTGTTCTGCCGGTCGGCCTGCACGGTGAAGTGCCCCTCACGGGCGTACGCCGCACCCTCGGAGTCGTAGTACCGCAGGTGGACCTGACCGTCCTTCCCGCGGATGCCGGGTGCGGCGGCGTCGATGAGCTTCTGCAGTTCGGGCAGGTACGTGCCGTCGACGTTCCGCTGGACCTGGACGGTGAAGCCGAGCGTGTCGGCCTCGCCGACGCGGACCTGGTTCGCCGCGCCGCGGTCGTCGTAGGTCGCGGCGTCGAGCATCGTCGGCGTCGACTGCGGGGCGACCGCGGACGAGAAGCGGATCTGCTGCCAGTTCGGGACGTCGCTCGCGGGGAAGTCGAGGTCGATGTCGATGACGAGCTCGTACGAGAAGCCGAGGTCGGTCATGGTGATGCCTCCAGGGGCGTGTTGAGGATGATCTCGAAGTTGTCGGTCCGCTCCTGGCGGCCGTTGTCGTCGGCGCCCAGGCGGGCGGACGAGATCCTGCGGGCCCGTGCGACACCGTCTCGGTGGTGCACCCCGTGCAGCGCCGCGAACCCGGCAGACGCGAGCACGTCCGCACCTGCGGGTACTCCCGGCGCGCCGCGGTAGCGGACCTGCACGTACCGCACGGTGATGCCCGTGCTGACGGGGTCGTCGGCCGAGTAGACGGCGACCCCCACCCCCCGGTCGGGGGCGGCGGCGATCGGCCCGTAGTAGATCCCGACCTCCGACGTGGTGTACGACGGGCCGCCCGGTCGCCATGCACCGACACCGGCGGCCGCGAGCCACGATGCGATGAGGCGGGTCAGGGTGGCGTCGTCCATCAGGCACCTCCGAGGGCACGCCGTAGCGCGGTCGCGATGATCGCCTGCGCTTCACCTGCGGTGTCGTCGAGTGCGGACTCGAGGAACTTCGCCTGCCCGTGACGGTGCCGGTAGGTCAGGTCCTCGTGCTGGCGGGCGGCGTACGGCAGGTCGGTCGAGACGGTCGCGACGAGCTCGCTCGTCGTGGCGGGTCCGACGAGCTGCGACGAGCGCAGGTCACCGACGTCGAGGGGGGTGCGTGCGACCGACACTGCGCGCACGCGTTCGGCGGCGGCGGTGAGGCCGGTCGCGGCCGCGGCGCGCACAGCGGCTGCGACCGGCTGCCCGTTCCAGGTGACCTTGACGTCCACGGTGCCCTCGCTCTCAGGTGAGATTCGCGACGACGTGGCTGGGCAGCGCGAGCGGCCCGCCGTCGAGGTCGGCGCACGTGATCACCGTGGCGGCCCGGGTGGGCAGCGTGACCCTCGCCCCGGGCGCCAGTGCGGTGGTGCCTGCGGGGGCGTACACGGTGGTCTCCGACACAACCTCGCGCCCGTCAGGTCCCCGGACGAGTCGCCGCGTGTCCTCGACGAAGCAGCGCACATCGACGGCGGACGCGTACACGTCGCCCTCCCCACCGGACCCGATGAGCTGCTCGACGCTGATCGTGTGCACGAAGAAGTCCTCGAGGGTGCTCATCCGTGCACACCGACCTCGGAGGGCACCAGGCCGGCCGCAGCGAGGATCAGCAGAGCCTCCTGGCACAGACGGGTCGCGGCGGCAGACCGGGCGCTCATCGCGGTGACAGACGCGGCAGCGGCAGTGTCGTACTCGACGCGTGCCGTCCCCAGCGCCTTCGCCCTCGTCGGAGCAGCCTGCAGCTGCACACCTCCGGCGGCAGGGTCGACGTCGGCCGCGACCCACGCGGCGACCTGTGCGCACGTCGCATCCCGGAACGCCGCCCAGGCGAAGTCCTGGGAGGGTGCGCCGTCGTCGTCGGTGTCGTAGATCGCGGTGAGGGTAGCGCGTCGCACGAGCGCGGACGCGGCCCGCAGCAGGGCTCCGGTGTTGGCGGGGGCGGGATTGACCCACCCGGTGAGGTCGTCCGTGGTGGCGTAGACGAGCATGACGGCCTCCTCGAGGTGGGGTGGCGGCTGGGGCGCAGGTCGACCGTGCAAGGGGCAGAAAGGACGTGACGGCCAGACGTGGCGTTACCCGCCACGGACCCCTCAGTTCGCCTTCACCGCAGGTGTTCCTACGTGGGCCGTCTTTCGCGGTGTTGACGCCCCAGCCGCCGAGACCCGCCGCCGGTGTGCGGGCACGGCGGCGGGTCGTACGGGTCAGGCCGGCGGGGCCTGCGCGGCGGTGATCGCCGCGACGATGTCGGCCTTGTTCGACGCGGACCCGAGGTCGACGTCGTGGGCCTTCGCGAACGCCTTCAACTCGGCGCTCTTCCACGCCTCGCTCGGTGCACCGTCGGGGAACGGAGCCTTCGGCTCGGCGTCGACCGTGTACCCGTGCCGCTCGAAGTACGCGAGCGCGGCCCTGTCGTCGGTCTCGCCGACGCCGTCCGCGAACGTGACGCCTGCGACGACCCCAGTGAAGCCCTTCACGGGGGTGTGGATCTTCGGTGCCATGGTGTGCTCCTGGTGCTCAGGTGTCCTTGCGGACGATGGACTCCCACCAGCGGAAGGTCGCGACGACCGCACCGTCCTTCCACGCCTGCAGCGACCCGTCGGGGCCGTCGTAGTCGAGGTGGTCGGCCTGCACGGTCTTCGACTTGTCGCCGCCGGTGGAGATGACGTACGTGCCGGGCTCGGACAGCCCGGTCGGGATGGAGCCGTACACGGTTGCGCTCCTGTCAGGTACGGGACGCGGCCCGGGCGCACGTCACCTGTGCGCCCGGGCTGGGCGTCACTGGACGCGGATGTTCCGGAAGACCGCGGCGGCCTTCGTGGCCTTCAGCGCGACCGCGACGGGCCCGAGCTCGACCTCGCCCTTCTTCACCGCACCCGCGGTGTCGAAGTTCGGCAGCCAGGACTGCACGAGGCGCCCACCGACCGTGGACACCCCGTGGAACCCGTCGAGGCCGACCCGGTAGGCGAACAGGTCCGTCAGCCCGGTCGTCGGGTCCTCGTCGTCGCCGACGGTGCGGCTGGCGATCGGGATGACCGGGTTGTTCGTACCGGCCTTCGCACCGGGGTCGGCGAACACGATCCCGCCGTACGTCTCGCGGACGATCGGCCGCCCGCCCGGGCCGACGAGGTCGTCGACCGGGTTGCGGGTGTACATCCCGGCGCGGCGGGCAGCGGCCCGGACGCGGGCCAGCGCCTTCGCGTTGCCGAGGATGACCGTCGGGGTGCCGTCGAGCAGCGCGAGGAACTCGTCGATCGCGTCGAGGGCCTTGTGCTCGGCGCGGGTGCTCGAGTCGAAGTCCCGCCAGTCCGTGACCTCGTCGGCACGGAACTCCGTGCTGCTGCCGGTCAGGGCCTTGTCGAGACCGTCGAAGCCGTTGGCGTCGGTCGCGACGTCGCCGTTGATGACGAGGTCCGCGAACTGCGCGTTCGCGGCCTTGATCTTCTGCTGCATGTTCAGCGTGACGGCGTTCGACGCGGCCGGGCCGATCTGCGCGATGACACGGTCGACCTCGAACGACCCGCCGAGCACGGCCAGCGTGACCGTGTGCTTCGACGTGGTCACGTTCTGCGGCGTGTACTCCGCGTTCAGCGCACGGGTCGACGCGGTCGCCTGCGTGGCGAGACGCCGGTACCCGTAGTCGAGGGTCGCGCCGCCACCGGCGGGGTTGACGACGTCGTCGAAGATCAGGGAGTCAGCGACGGCGGACTCCTTGCGGAACTCGTCGATGACGGCCGGGTCGTAGTCGGTCGCCGCGTTGTTCTTGGACTCGGCCAGGGAGACGGCCATGGTTGACCTCCAGGTCAGGAGTTGCCGTAGTGCGCCTCGACGGCGCCGGCGAGGGTGGTGGGCTTCTTCGATCCCTCACCGGTCCCGCCGGTGTGGTCGACGCTGCTCGCAGCTGCCACCGGGGCGGCCTTGAGCGTGGGGTTCTCGGTCACGGCGGCCTGCGCGGCCGCGATGACCTTGGTGGTGAAGTCCTCGGCCGTGGGGTCGAGGGTCGCGACCTTCGCCAGGAAGGTGCGGGAGTCGGTGAGCGCGGCGGGGTTACCGCCGTGCTGTGCGGCGGTGCGGTACACGGCGAGCTCGACGGCGGACTGCTGCGCCTGCTTCTGTGCAGCGGTGACCTGCTCGGCGAGCTGCTCGGCCGTGGGGGTGCCCTGCCCGTCGGTGACGAGACCGAGGGCCTTGCCGAGGTCCTGCACGAGTGCGTCGCGGGCCTCCTGCGCGGCGGTGGCCTTCGCGTTGGTGCGCGACGACGCGTTCTCGCGGCGCAGGCGCGCGATCTCGGCCTTCAGCGCTGCGGGGTCGTCGGGGAGCGTCTCGCCGCCCTGCGTGCCCTCCTGTGCGCCCGTGGCGGCCGCGGCGCCGACGCTGGCGGTGCTGGTCTGCGCGGCAGCCTGCTCCGAACCGGCAGCGCCGGTCGTGCCGGACGCCTCCGCGGTACCGGTGGCCTCACCGGGCGCCTCCATGCGGGCGTCGCCGAACGTCTGCCGGTGGAAGGCGAGCAGCTGGTCGACGAAGTCGGGCGCCGCCATGTCGACGACGGTCGTGGCCGGGATGTACGCGGGGATGGTGCGGGACACGCTGACCTCCTGGGTCGGGATGGGCCCCGGCGCCGGGCCGGGCATGACGAAGGCCCCGACACCAGGGCGGTGCGGGGCCTCAGAAACAGCAATCGGGCATAGGGCGAGGACCGGCTGCGCTGCCAATCCTGGCTGCGGGACCGGCCCTCACAGCCAGAATACGTCAAGGATGCGGCACATGGACGAATCGGCCGTCCTTCGTGAGGACGAGCACCTCCACGAACGGGGTCCATGCGATCCGTCGCCTTACCTCAGCGATGAAGTTCTGCTCGTCGAGCGGGGAGCGTGCCAGGTCGATGATCAGGCGATCGGACTGCTTCTTTCCTCGCTTCAACTGGTCCGAGACGTTGTGCTTCCCGGAGCCCTTCGGCGACTTCAGCTCCCAGCGCACCCCGTCGACCAGGAAGTCAGGGGTCCGTTGACCCTTGACGCGTGACGGCACGAGAAGCTCGACCCTGTGACCGGCGTCGGCCAGCCGCTGCGCTGCCTTCAACTCGTAGACCCCAGGCTTGAACCCCTTCACCTGCGGGATCCGCACGGAACCAGCACGCGGGACACCGACCGCATCCGCGGTGGCGCGGCGGCCGAGGTTGACCTGCTCGCGGTACCGCTTGCGGTTCAGCCCGGTGGCGTCGACGTGCTCGCGGATGCGCCGCTGCAGGTCCCGCACGGCGGTGTTCGCGCGCCGCCGCCCGTCCGGGGTGACCGCCGCCGCGGCGTCGATCTTCGCCTTGCGGACCTCACGCTCCAGGTACCGCAGATGCTCACGCTGCTGCTCGAGCTCCGGGTCGTACGTCGTCGCGTCCACCACGACCGGCAGACCAGGCACGAACGCAACGGTCGTGCACCGGCAGTTCGGGTGCTGCCACCCCTGGTCGCGTGCCTGCTCGAGCGTCCCCGCGACCACCACCGTGACGGTGCCCGACCCGACCGCTGACGGGACAACCACCCGACCGGTCGAGCCCGCGCCGATCCGCACGACCTTGCCCGCCCACTGCGCGCACGACTGACACCCGTCCGACCCGACGACCACGCTGACGAGGTCGGTCCCGTTGTCGACGAGCGTCTGCTCGTGCTGTGCGTTCCACGCCCTGCGTGCGGCCGTGCGCGTCGCCATCTCCACGTACGTCGCCGAGTTCCAGCGACGCCCGGCCTTGTCGATGAACGCCGGCGCGCCACGGCGGATGAGGTCCTGCCAGGCGGCGGCCTGCGCGGTGCGGGTCGTCTGCCCGAGCCCGAGCAGCAGCCGCGACGTCGGCCCGGCGATGACCTGCCGGTACACGTCGTCCGGCCACCGCAGGATCCGCCGCGTCACGTCGTCGAACGCGGACGTCAGGTCCAAGGTGAGGGCCTGTGCTGCGAACGCACCTCGTGCGACCGCGGTCGTGCGCACGAGGGCGGGGACGTCGCCGAGGGCCGCGAGCTCGTCGAGTGCGGCGGCGACACCGCCCGCTGTGGCTGCCTCAAGGATCGCGGCGACCTGCTCGGATGTGGCGGCGCGCAGGGCTGCGGCGACCTGCTGGGCCGCGGCGCGCAGCTCGCTGATCCGCAAGAGCGTGTCCGCGGTGTCCGCACCCGTCTCAAGGCCGGCGGCGACCTGCACGGAGATCGCCCGCTGCAGTGACGCTTCCGCATCGGCGAACATCCCCGCGAGGTCGGCGATCGCCTTGTCGAGCGCGTCACGGTCGTCAGGCCACCAGACGGCCACGGGTCTACTCCGTGATCGCGAAGGGGTCGCCCACAGGCACGCCACGCTCGCGCAGGATCGCCACAGCCTCAGCGTCGACGCGGACGGCGTCCCAGTCAGGGTGCACGAGAGCCACGAGCGTGCGTGTGGACGCAGCTTCGGCGGCGCGCAATGCCGCGGCCGTCTGCGCCGCCTGCAGCGGCGTCTCCCAGATCCCGTCGGGGAACGACACCGTGAGGCCGGTCCCCTCGTGACGCTGGTGGAACACGTCGGCGTTGACGCTCAGGAGCTTGCCGACGAGCTCCTGCAGTGCGGGCCGCCACAGACGCAGCTTGCGACCGCGGGTCTTCAGGGAGCGGGACTCACGGGCCATGACCTCGGTCGCGGTCGTCTGCGACGTCTCACCCTGCTCGCCGAACGTCTGCACGGAGTACCCGGCGGACTGCACGATCCGGTCGGACCACTCCTGCGCGGACGCCCGGTGCTCCTCGAACCGGATCGCGAACTGCACGGGGGTGATCGGCGCGTCACCTTCTTCGGCGGCCGCGAGCTTCAGCGGTGCGAAGACCTCACGGTCGAGGTCCATGCTCGCCCCGGCGCCGGGCCCGTTGTCGTCGAGCATGTACCGGGCCACGACGAGCCGCGCCTTCGCGAGCCGGATGTCACGCATCCACGCGGCGTGGATCTCGTCGAGGTCATCGAGGAGCGACTCGATGCCGTCGATGTCTGCGGCGCCGAGCCCGCCAGCGGGAGCGACGCCGCGCCACGCCTTCGCGGTCGCAGGGTCGGTGTTCGGGATGTACACCACGGACAGGCCCGGGGTGCGCCCGGCGGCGACGTACCCGTCAGCGGCGACAGCGTCCGCGAGGGGCGCGGTCGCGGCCTTGTCGGTCAGGGGTACGGGGCGCCCGAGCCGGTCGGGGCTGCCCTGGTACAGGCCGTGCTGGATGACACCGATGCCGGTGGGGAGCAGCTCGTGGCGCTCGAGGTGCCGCCACACGGTGGACCCGTCCCGGTCGACGACGTGCCAGAACGTGACCGCCCGCAACCGCCCCCAGGTGAACTCGGGGACGGCCTCGTCGGCGGGGACGACGGTGACGAACGCGTGGTCGGCGACGGCGGGGTCCCAGGTGACCCGCAGGTACACGCCGCCGAGCGCGGCGGCGGCTTCAGCGCCACCCGTGAGCGTCGCGAACAGCGGGTCGGCGAGGGTGTCGTCGAGGTACCCCTGGGTGGTCGTGTCCTCGACGTGGATCGTCGGCGGCTCGGAGAACAGCAGGTCCGCGCTGGTGCGGGCGATGTCCGCGGCGAGGGGCACGTGCGTGAAGTCCTGCCGCTGCCCGCTGTTCTGGGGGCGGCCCCACCAGAACCGGGCGGCCGCACCGACGACCCCGCCGCGCAGCTGTGACGGTCGGGTCACGGGCCCGCGGGTGGGTCCGCCGGTGCGGTAGACGGCGGTGAGCTGGTCGGGGTTGCCGGTCCACCAGGCGGACCACGCGGTGAGCGTCGGGGTGATCTGCTCGAGGTGCTTGGGGGGCCACGCGGTGTCGGTGGTGGGCAGCGGCATCGGGCGGCACCTCCTCGTGTCGGTGGTCGATGGGAAGGTGCGAGCACCAACGAGGAAGGGGGTCCAACGTGGACACCAGTGATGCACGGGCGCGCGTGGAGCGTGTGGTCAAGCTGCAGGAGCAGATCGAGGCGGCGACGCTCGTCTGGAAGCCTGCGCCGGTGACGGCTGGCCTGATCGACAGCGCGGCTGGCGGGGAGGTCGCACTGGCGACCGTTCCGCTCGAGCGTGTCGTCGGAGACGGCGAGACGACGACCGCGCGTGTCGCGGTCGTGACCGAGTCATTCGTCGTCCTCGCGTCCTTCACCGACGCGTGGCCGGCCGAGACCTGGGGTGATCCGGTCACCGATGGGCCGGTCGTGCTCCAGGTGTTGCGACGGTCGAGCATCATCGATCTTCGGGTCGAACTCGACGGAGTGACCCGGTCCGGGGACCGGTCGGACGTCCCGCTCGGCCGAGTGCCGAAGGCCGCCCGCGTCACCGCCCGGTTCCGCGACACGGACCAGGTCCTCACCTTCACCGGGACCCTGCCGCCGTTCGACGTGCAGGCGGTGTACGCCGAGCTGCTGGCGGGCCTGCGAGCGTCCTAGTCGGTGTCGTCACCCGGTGCCGTGTCGGCCGCCGGCGCGAGGGGAATCAGGTCCCGCCAGTCCAGGCGGGTCGTGTAGACCGCGTACCGCAGTGCGTCGACCTCGTCGTCGTCGGCCTTCACCGGTTCGTCCTGCCCCCGCGCGGTCGCCTTGTCGGACCACACGTACCCGCCGATCCGGTCGATGAGGTGTGTGCACGTGTCGGCGACGACGAGCCGGTCGGTCGCCAGGAGCGCGGAGATCGCGCGAATGCCGGGCAGGACGGCCTTGTGGGCGTTGCGGACTCCGCGCACACCGTCGTGCTGCAGCTGGTTGCGGAACGACGCGGCGGCGGAGTCGACAGCGACCCACTCGGGTGTGCGCCACGCGTCGACGGGCTGGCGTGCGAGCCAGGTCCGGAACCGGGCGGACTGCTCACCCTGGGTCGCGGCGCCGGGCGCCCACTCGGCGAGCACGTACAGCCGGTGCTCACTGGTGTGCCCGTCGCGCAGGTCGGGGCCGAGCCCGAGGAGGTACCCGCGGGTGTGGTGGGTGTCGCCGTAGTCGACGCCCACGGCCAGGACCCGGTCCATGGCCGGGAACGCGGCGGCGGGTGCGACGTGGCGGGCCGGGTCCCAGGTCTCGTAGATCGCGCCGGCGGCTTGGACCCACTCGCCGAGGATGAACCGCCGGTACCAGAGGCCGACGTACTCGCGGCACACCTGCGCGACGTAGGCCGGGTCGAGGTGCGTGTTGTCCGTGAGTCGGAACCGGAACACCTGGTAGCCGAGCGCGTCGGCACGGTCGACGACCTGCTTCTTCAGCCAGTGCGCGGGCCCGTCGGGGTTGGTGGTGGCGAACAGGCGCGCGCCGGGGACGGACATGCGCCCGAGGAGCTGCGTCCAGAACGCCTCGGAGACGAGGGTGGCTTCGTCGACGTACGCCCCGGCGACGGTCAGGCCGCGCAGGACCATCTCGGCGCGGGCGTCGGACGCGCCAAGTACGTGCACGGTGCGGCCGAGGATCTGCGCGGTGGGGGCGCCCGCGGTGTAGGTGACGTGCCGGGCGAGCGCACCGAACAGGCTGACGTCTTGCAGGGGTCCGAAGACGTTGCGGGCGATGGACTCGCGGGTTCGGCCGACGACGACGAGCGCACCACCGTGGGGGGCGTGCGCGACGAAGATCAGCCACGCGAGGAGGGACGCGATGGTCTTCCCGGACCGGATGCTGCCGGTCCAGAGGTTGACGCGTGCGGTCGCGCGGGCGATGGACCAGACCTGCCGCGGGGACAGGCCGGCGAGCACCGCGGCGATGACGGCCGCGGACGCGACGACGACGGTCATGCGACCCACTCCCAGCGGACGCGCTCGACGCCGCCGGTCGCCCTCGGACTGCGCGGCCGGCTGACAGAGTGGGTAGACCAGTCGCCTCGCGCGCGCAGCTCAGCAACGCGACGAGCGCCCGCAGCGCGCAAACTCGCACCGGGCTCGTCGGCCCTGGTGTAGGTGACCATCCGTCGGTAGCCGAGCGCTCGCGCAGCCCGCCACGCGGCGCCGTACAGCATCGAGTTAGCGTTGGGGCAGCCGTCAGTGCACGTGCGGTTGACCTCGACGGTCAGTCCGTCGTCGAGCGCGCGGACGACAGGCCGGCCTACCGTGGCGACGCCGCGGAGCGCGCCGTCGTCGTCGAGGACGCTCAGCGAGAACCGATGCCCGACGGGCGGCGCGTTGTGCCGATGGTGCGCTCGTACGTACTCGCGCGCGGCGGCGAGCGTGATGGGCGCGACGCGGAGGCGGCCGCTCACGCCGGCTCCTGGTCGCCGAGCTTGTCGGCGGCGGCGGCGATCGCCGCGGCGATCCCGTCGAGCATGCCGACGGCCTCGGCGACTCCCTGGTCGGCGTCCATCCGCTCGAGGCGTTCGATCGCACCGACGAGGGTGTTCACGGTCTGCGCGAGCTTCAGCTTGTCGGCGTGGGGCGGCTCCGCGAGGGTCCGTTCCTCGTAGGTGTTGTCCTTGCCGCCGAAGTTGAACACGACGGTCGGCGCCCACAGCTGGGTGCGGACACGCTCAGCGTCGGCGAGCAGGTCCGAGCGCAGGGTCGCGCGGCGTGCGCGGGCGTCGGTGACACGGGCGTGGGTGGCGGCGGCGGTGCGGGTGCGGTCTGCGGCGGACAGGCCGAGGTGTGCGAGGCGGCGGGCGACGGCGGTCTTGGACCGGTTGAGGTCGAGGGCCATGGCGCGCACGGACGTCTCGGCGGTGTGGAGCTCGCGGAGGCGGTCGTCGTCGTCGGCGGTCCAGGTGGAGCGGTTGGACACGGCGCTCACCTGCCTTGGGCCGGGCGGCACCCGCGCCTGGCGTGGTGTCGCGTGGGCATGCGAAGAGCCCACGGCGCAGGGGGTACGCGGTGGGCTCTTCGACAGTTGTGGTGATCCTGACGGAATGGTGCGTGACAGGTGTGCGCGCCGTCAAGCCGGGAACGTAGGTCAGGTCGGGATGCGGCCTGTGATGACGCCGGACGCGACCTGGACGAGCAGGTCCCTGCCTATGGACGCGACGGCATCGCGGGCGGCCTTGAGGCGCCCCTGCTTCGGGGAGCCCTCCGTCGTGTCGTCGATAGCCGCGTCGAGGGCGGCGAGGATCCGGTCGGCAGCCACCTCCGGGGACGGCCACTGCCCGGCGGCCTCGAGCCCGTCGGCGGTGACGCCGGTCACGAGATAGTCCGTAGCGGCGAGTGACGACACACTCCTGACCTCGACGTACCGCTGCGCGAGCCGCCCGATTGCACGCA